TCATTGTTAAAGAAGGAAATTCTTCATTGAATCCTTCTAAACCAGACCCAGTTGATGATGCTATTGCACTTTTCTATGCATACATTCCTGCATATACGCAAACCAGCAAAGATGTAAGAATTACTCCTGTTGATAATCGTCGCTATACAATGCGCGATATTGGTAAACTAGAGAAGCGTATTGAAAGACTAGAGTATTATACCACTCTTAGCGTTCTTGAGCAACAGGCATTGAACATGCAAGTCAAGGACGAGATTGGTTTCGATAGATTTAAATCAGGTTTCTTGGTAGACAACTTCGAGTCTCACAGAACAGGCAACCTGTCTTCTCTTGATTATCAGTGTGCTATTGATTCTCAGCAAGCAGTATTGCGTCCCCAATCAAAAGAAGATTCTTTTGTTCTCAAAGAACTAAACACTAGAGAAGATCAAAGATTTGTATCTGGATATAAAAAATCTGGTGATATTGTAACACTACCATACTCTAGTCTAGAGTTTATTGGAAATAGTTTTGCTTCAAAAACTTTAAATCCAAATCCTTTTGTTGTGTTGCAATACGTTGGTGATGCTGCTGTTTCACCAAGTATCGATCAGTGGTATGATCAATCAGAAGAACCACTCATTGCAGATACAAATACAGATTTATATAAAATCTTCTTGTCCAAAACAGAGATCAAAGAAAGTTTCTCTAGTTTGTATAACTCATTTGTAATTAATTGGGTTGGATCTTCTCCATCATTCTCTTCAATTAATTCTCTTGGTGGAATCAATAGTCAAGATGCACAATCTAAGGTAAAACTAGCATCTACTGCAAGTTCTTCCAACATTAGTCCTAAGAATAATGATGTTGCTAAAGGAGTTCAAACAAAAACTGTAAGAGGAAATACTGTATCCTCCGCTCTACAGTTCTTTGCTAGAAGTATACCTATTAAGTTTGTTGTTAGAAGACTGAGACCAAATACAACTATTTCAGTTTTCTTAGAGGGAAGAAACATTGGTCGTTGGGTAAATCCAGATCTTAGATTTACTGGAATTGCAGGAAATTCTCCATCTGCATTTAATGGAACTTTAAGTACAGATAGTGATGGTAATGCTAGTGGCATTATCTTATTACCTGCAGGTTTACCACCAGCAGAAAATGCAACATGGACAGGAGATGTTGATACTGTTTCTTATGATGTATCAGGAGAGGAAATTAAAATTCCTACAGGTGTCAAAACATTTAGATTTACTTCCAGTTCTACTGACGAAGATAAAGCAACGGTTGATACTTATGCCGAAGTTAAGTATTATGCAACGGGTATTCTACCAGAAAACCCTGGAACCATTGTTTCCACAAAACCATCTTTCTTCAAAGCAAACGAAGGCGTTCAGTTTGTAGATAGCAATACTGATAATCCTATTAGACCTAATCCTTTAGCACAAACTTTCAAGGTTGAAAACTACGAAGGTGGAGTATTCACAACTGGTTTAGATCTCTTCTTTAGTAAGAAGAGTAATAAAATTCCTGTTAAAGTATATCTAACCAATGTAGATTCTGATAAACCAGGAAAAAATATTGTTCCTGGAACAGAAAAAGTTCTATCTCCATACACATTCCTTAAGTTCTATACTAATGGTAATGTTTATGTAAGTCAAGGAGAAACTGTAACTGGTTCTACATCTGCTGCTAGTGGTCCAGTTTCTAAAATTATTGATAAAAATGGAGTAGATCTTGTTCCTTCTTCAACAGGAAGATACCTTTTGACAAATGAACAAGTCTATACTTTGGTTCTTGATAATCATAATGGTAGAGCATTTAATCCAAATGAAACTTTAATTGTTCCATCTGTTACTCTTGCTAATAATACCGAAGGAACAAACTCTGTTCTCACTATAGCAAAAGATAGTGGTAAAGTTTCAAATGTCAAAATTGTCAATCCTGGTGCAAATTATGATAGTGCAATTATCACTATCGAAAGTCCACAACTTCCAGGTGGATCTGTTGCAACTGCAAGAGTAGAAGTTTCTGGTGGTAAGGTTTACAACACAGAGATTTCTCTAAATGGATTTGGATATACCGAACCACCATCAGTAGTCATCAGAGGCGTTGGAAATGGCGCTGGAGGATGTATCATTGAGACAGACATAGAAATTGATACGCCTGCAGTCAGAATGGGTGTAGCAGTCGATTTCGAGGGTCTTACAAGCTCTACTACCCCAACACATTTTGCTTTTGATCATCCTGTATACTTACAGAATGACACTGAATATGCTCTTGCAATTGAAACAGATTCAACTGATTATGAAATGTGGGTTTCTAGATTAGGAGAAACTGACATTGCAACTAGCACTGTTATTACAACACAACCTTCTCTAGGTTCTGTATACAGATCACAAAATACAGAAAATTGGACTGAAGATAATTTTGAAGATATTAAGTTCAGAATGTACAGAGCAGAATTTGATATTACAAGAACTGCTGAATTAGTATTGACCAATGAAGAATTGGGTTATGAACTTCTATCTAAGAATCCATTTGAAACAAATGCTACAGCAAATACAAATGCAACTTCAACACTCTTTAGAAATAACAATAAGATTGTAAGGGTCAAGCATAGAGATCATGGTTTTGAAACTCTTGGAGATTCTTATGTCTTCTATAGAACAGCACAAGAAACTGGTGGTGTAACTGCAGATACACTGAATAGCACTCTATTCCAGATTAGCAACAGTGGTATTGATACTTATGATATTACATCTCCTGTTTCTGCTTCTGGAAATATTATTGGTGGTGGAAATACAGTTTATGCTTCTTACAATAGAAAGTATGAGACTCTATATCCACAAATGCAATACTTGACATTTACTGGAACTAAATTAGAGTCTATGGTAAAAACTACTAATGTTATTTCTGTAGATGCAGAGAAAATTAATTATGATTCTTATGATCAGTCTGAGTATGAAAAAACTTTCTTAAATGAACCACATTACTTTACTAATCAAAAATTTATTGCATCTACAATCAATGAAACATTAAACGATATTGACAATTCCCTAGAGTATAAATTGCAACTGTCTTCTACAGTATCGCATTTGTCTCCAGTTGTTGACCTTTCATCCGCTAGCGTTAAAACATCAACAAACAGAGTTGAGAAATCTACTGGACAAGAAGATCGTTATGGCAGAAGAGATCAAGTTATTGAATTCTATCCAATTTATCAATTTACTGCTTCTAACTTGTCTGGTGTTACGATTCAAAATGATCAAGCTGTTGAAGGGTATACCTCAAAAGCAGTTGGTAGAATTGCAAAAGTAGATGGTAATACTATTTGGGTAAAAGTGAAGACTTCTAAATTCTTCCAAAGAGGGGAGAGGATTACTTTAGGAAGTCAACCAACTTTAGTTGAAACAGTAAATGGTGTCGAAGTTCCTAAGGCAATTGTAGATACAAATCCAATTCAAGTGTTTACATCAATTCCATCTGCAGCAACAATTACTGCTAGAAATCCTTCTACACCAACACAAACCTATGATAATATTATCACTGGTAAAACGGTCCTTTGGAATGATAGAACTCAAGAACTAACTTTGAGAAATGATACACAACCAATTGCTGGAGATTTTACTGGAAGAATCCAAGATAGTGATGCATATAACAGAAATTCTGTTGTCAATGATCAAGTTGCAGATATCTTCCGTGTAGGAGATATTGTAGCATATCCAAATCAACCATCCGACGAAATTCTATTCTTGGAAGTTGGTACTATGACATATAGCAATGGATCTGAATTTGTACCAGAAACTACATCAAAAAATAGTTCTTCAGTTGCTAAGTACATCACAAAAGAAGTTGCAATTACAAATCCAGCAACTGCAATTGATGTACATTTAACAATGAATGTTAGAAATATTGAAGATGTAGAAGTTCTTTACAAATTTAAGAAAGCATCCAGTCAAGAAAACTTCGAGGATATTGATTGGATATATTTCAATGGAACTGGTCAACCCAATTCTTTGGAAATTGCAACACCAGAAAATAGTATCTCTAGTGTGATTGAAAAGCAAGAATCTTATCAGGATATTACTTACAGCGTAGCAGATCTCCCAGAGTTTTCTTCGTTTGCTGTTAAGATTGTGATGAAAGGTAATGATCCTTCGTATGTTCCTAAGATTCAGGATATTCGAGCAGTAGCAGCATTCTAATTTCCGCGTATGGGTTACATTAAAGTTAAAGGGCACGATGGTCTCGTTAGGGACGAGACCACAGGTGCTATCTTGAATCATAGCGATTCTGCTATTGAAGCTAGACGTAAACAAAGGCAGTTGAATTCCGCGTTGGATGACATAAATATGTTGAAGGATGAAATCTCTGAAATCAAATCCCTACTTAGAGAGTTAGTAAAAAATGCCAGCAATTAACGTCGCAAGAACAGATACCTTTGAACAACAAAGGGTAAAGATCAATGACATCGCAACACAGATCTTTAATATTTCTGCTGGTGGATCAGACCTGTCTACAGGTAATTTGAAATTAGGTGATGGAACAAGATTGGTTCCATCTTTGGCATTTGTTTCGGATTCTACTTTAGGATTATACAAATCTGATAATGGACAGTTTGGATTTGTAAGTAATCAGAAAAAAATTAATGATTTTTCTGCATTAGAAAACGTTTTCTATAAGAATACAGTAGTAAGACTGAAGCAACTACAAACAGATTTCTTATCTGTTTTGAATGTTGGTTCTAACTATGATCCTGGATCTTATAATGATGTTCCGATTAGAGGTGGTTCTGGTGATAATGCTACTGCATCTATTGAAGTAGAATCTTTTGGTGGAACTCTTACTACTATTGGAAGAAACTATACACCAGGAACTTATACAAATATTGAATTAACTGGTGGAACAGGTTCTGGAACTTTTGTTGGATTTGAAATTCCATTGTTAACTATAGAAGTAGCAAATGCTGGTTCTGCATATGCTCCTGGCACATATCAAAATGTCCCTCTTACTGGAGGAACAGGATCAAATGGAACCGTAAATGTAACTGTTACTGGAAATACTGTTTTATCTGGATCTATCACAACTGCTGGATCTGGATATGCACAAGGAACTTATACTACAGAATTATTCAATACTCCAAGACAGACTTTTGTTGTAACTGCTAATGGCAGCACTGATTATTTAATTGATGGAAATACTGCTCCCACCTTAAATTTAGAAAAAGGAAACACATATAGATTTGATATTTCCGATGCAAGTAATGTAGGACACATATTTGAGTTTAAAGATCCAACAACTGATGAAACTTTAAACACACAATTTTACTATACAGTAAGAAGTGGTACTGATGGAAGTGCTGGTGCATTTTATGATCTTGTAGTTTTACCAACTGCACCAACAGAAACAGTAGAATACTATTGTGTTTTCCATCCAGATTCAATGAATGGCGATGCTAATATTGCCGTTGGAACTACAGGAGATTATGGAAACGGAGCAAACGCTCTAGTATCAGTAGATGTTAGCGGTGCTGTAGTTTCTTTAACTTTTACTGAAAGTGGTAGATTCTATTTTCAAAATGATGTTCTTACAGTTCCACCACTAGGAGGTTCTGGTTCGGGATTTGAGTATACATTAAACGCTCCTGTTCACGATGGAACCGTTGCTAATGTAGAAGTTGTTAATAGTGGTGTTGATTATATCGCAGGTGATTCTTTATCAGTAAATGATTCTGATTTAGGTGGAGGAGGAGGAGCTGGTTTACAAATAACCGCTCTAACAACACCAGGAGCATTAACAGAATTTACTTTCACTACAAAGGGAATTGGATATACAGTAGGAGATGTATTAACTCTTCCTGCGGGAACTACCACCACAGGATATACAGAAGGTCAAGTTAGCGGAGTTTCAGCAACAACAACAGCATCTACTACAGTAACTCTCACGAGCACTGCTGGTATATCCCCAGGTATGCTTGTAACAGCAGATGAATTGAGCACAGCACAATTCCCACCACAAACTACAGTTGTTAGTATTACCAACTCTACAACTATCGTTGTTTCAAGTCAACCTACTACAACAGGAAGTGGACTCTTAAGTTTCACTAGCACTAATCCAACTACAGATGTACAAGTATCTTCAACTGCTGGAATTGTTGTTGGTCAACGTGTCAGTGTATCATCAGGTGATGGTGCAATCCCAATTGGTGCTACTGTAACTGGAATCAATGATGTCACAAATATTGTTGGTATATCATCAGGGGCTATTTCTTCTGGATTTGTAAACCTATCGTTTGATCCAATATATGGAGCACCAACTATAGGTGTAGAGTATACAATCAATGCTCTAGGTACTATATCAGAAGTTGCAATTATTGAGGGTGGAAATGGTTATTCTGTTGGAGATGAATTAACAGTAAATGCTTTTGACCTAACATCACCAATTCAATATTCGGTAGATACAGTATCTACTCAAAAGATTGTTCTTTCTGGAACTACCCCAGATGCAACATTTGCAGTTGGGGATTTAATTAAAAAACTAGATTCTGGTGTAGAAAGTTTTTCTTATAGCGGAGGAACTAATATCCCAGGAGAATCTGGAAATTCTTATTCTTCTGTAAGTGGTTCTTCTTCTGCTTCTGGAACTGGTGCTACGTTTACAATCGTAAGAGCTGGTGCTGGAGCTGAAGGTGCTACTGCTGGAGATATTCAAAGTGTAACTTTAATTAATTCTGGAAATAGTTATGCACTTGGAGAAACTATTACAATTCCAGGAGCTTCTATTGGAGGATCTACACCAGCAGATAATCTAACAATTACTGTAGATGCAATTACAGCAGAAGCATCTGTTCCTGTTCAATTTAAACGAGTAGTTGGTAGTAATATTAGTTATTTAATTGTTGGTGAAAATGATTTTCTAGATGGTGATGTTTTTGTAAAAGATGGAACGATAACTCCAACATATACAATTCAAACTGCAACTGCTGCTTCACCAAGACTTACTTTTACTGATGCTGGCGGAACTACTTCTGTAATTCCAAATCTTACTTTTTATGTTGGAAATACATATGAGTTTGCACTGAATGCTGGAGTAGATTTACAATTCTCTTTATTCCCTGATGGTGATAATCTACCAAGTAAAGTTGAATCTGTAAACACAACATTAGATGTTGCATCCAAACAAATAACAGTATCTAGCACAACTGGAATTGTTGCTGGAATGTCTGTAGCTATTGATCTAACTGCATCAACTGGTAATATTATTGACGGTACAACGGTAGAAAGTGTAGACAGTCCAACAACATTAACGCTATCAACATTCCCTCAGTTGTCTGGAACTGCAGTATTATCATTTTCTGGTGTGTCTTACACTGATGGTGTGACATTAACAGGAAGCACATTATCAATTAAAATTACAGATTCTACTGCTTCACAGTTATATTACTATCTTCCTGGAACTGATAATGCTGGTGGAGAAGATAATGACGAATCTACAGTTACAATTGATCCAAATAATCCAAAAACTTTTGGTAGTGGATTTTTACTATCTGTTCTTGATCTAAACACCGTTGATGTTTTTACAGCAAATATTGACACTGGTCTTTTGTCAACCAGAGATATTACTTCCACAGGAAC